TGAAGGCATACATCCGTTCCCAATCACTTGTCCAAAAGCTAGAAATAACACGGCGGGATACTGTTCCAGAAGGAGTCTTTAGTCCATCTGCTTCTTGCGACTCACAGAGCTTGAGGAGTTCGTCACTGACTGTATCCTGTTGCTCTTTGAGCTTCTTTATCTCTTCGTCTTTATCTTTTATAGCGTTACGAATCTTTAAATAGACCAACACTAATTTATTTGCTGAAGTTTCCATCGCACCTCCTTAAAAGGGACGATTAGTTTAACAGGGGGTCTTTTACATTGTCAAGCATCTAATTCCTGTCGGTACAAATCAATTATTTTATTGTGATTTGTGATGTTGTTTTGGAGCATTGTGTAAAGTCTGTCCTCCACTGCACTACCCCTAATATGGATAACATTCATGGGGTTATGTTGCCCCGGTCTGTTTATCCTGGCGTTGGCTTGGAGGTATGTCTCTACGCTAGTAACAGGAGCGTACCAAATTATTGTGTTAGCTGCGGTAAGAGTTAACCCATGCGATGCAGCTTGGGGCTGTATAATGAGCACACGGGGGTCAGTTTCTGTTTGAAAGCGGTTGATAATGTCAGCGCGTTTGTTGACTGTTACTTTCCCCGATATGATTTTGCATGTGATATTTTTCTTAGTGAGAAATTCTTCAAGTAAATTAATAGTATGCGTAAAGGGAACAAAGACCAGTACCTTGTGCGATGACTCGTCTATTGCTTCTTTGACAACCTTTAGTCGGTTGCTCACATCAAACTCAATTACTTCTTTAGTGTCTGAATAGACCGCACCCCCTGAGATTTGCAGCAGCTTGTTTAAATTGGTAGCCGCATTTACGGATGTTACCTGCTCACCTGCAGCACTCATCATCATTTGATCTTTAAGTATCTTGTAGTACTGCGCTTGTTGTTTAGTAAGAGGTGCGTCTCGTTCTACGTAAGTAACAGCAGGCAAGTCTAAACACTGGTCACGTTCAAACCTGATAGCAGGCTGCAGTGCTTTATGTACAGTAGTATCTGCATCGGGTTTAGGTCGCCACATATACTGGGTTAGCTTGTACATAACCTTATCCCTAAACTGCCCAAAGTACTTGGGCACACCGTCAGGATTTATAAGCTTAGCTAAACCAAACGCATCTACAGGCGATTGTGCTGCTGGAGTACCAGTAAGCATCCACACCCAGGGGATGTTAGTAATTATGTCGCGGAGTGTTTTCCACCGGTTTGTCTGGGCGTTCTTATAAGCATTGGCTTCGTCCACAACAACCATGTCGAACCCCCCGTTTATAATCTCGTCTTTCATTACTGCAACACCCTCAAAATTGATGATTACAAACTCAGACCCTGCGTTTATTATCTTGCGACGTTGGGTAGGCGTGCCGTGTGCTACAGAGCATGTGCGGTGCATAGCAAACTTAAACAAATCCTGCTGCCATGCAGACTTCATAATAGACAACGGGGCTATAACCAACACTCGTTTTATCTCGCCCAGGTTCATAAGGTAGTCGGCTGCCCATATCACAGAAGCTGTCTTGCCTGTACCTTGCTCGTTAAAACAAAAAGCTTTTTTATGGAGGGTAAGAAAGCTAGACGTATAACGTTGGTGCTCAAACGGTGTAAGCTTGCCCGACCATTTGTAGTCTCGGTCTATTGGGGAGGGGACATCTTTAACCTTTAGTCCTGCTAGTACTTGAGCTTCATGTAAGCCCCACCGTACTATTATTTTAAAAACCCCTTCCTCTTCGCTAAGTATCTTGTACTTCTTGACGTTCTCTGTAACTAAGTGTGGGCGTTTGGTTTTTAATATAATCGCCTTGTTGTCTATTACCTGCATTAGTTATCCTTTAACTTTAGTGCTATAGATGTTGTCTTGTTCTTTATCCCACATGGGGGTAAGCTCGTTAGCTACTCTTACTAAATCTATAGAGGTTTTGTAAGCAGGGTCGTCTTTATCCAATTCAAAACTCCCCACAGTAAAATCTGCCATTGTGGTTGTATTGTTAAACTTAGGAGCTTTGACATTACATGTATATTCATTCCAAACAAACTTGCGTTCACCGCGTATGTGTTCTCTTATTATACTTTCACCTGTTGGTGTAACACGGGTATGTGTTCCAACAAAGTGTATTATTTTTTTCCTGTGCCCATTAGCTGTTGTGATGTACTCTCTGTCTTTAAAATAATGTTTTGTATCTTTTGTATCTACGCAGAAAGACATACGCAGATTATTTTTCCGTGTTTCCACCGTCCACATTTTGTGGCGCTTATGCCAAAAATTAAAACAAATACAAAAAAGAGCAATGTGCGCTAATTCTTTGTCTATTTTGTATTCACGGTCTGGGTTTAAAACACAGGGCTTTTTCCATTCTTTATGGATGTAATGTGTGCTCCTACCACGTTTAAGAGGAATTTCTACGTGTGTGTCTGTTACCCAACGTAAGGTTCTAACTGCACCTTGGGAATCTATTGCAACATAAAAATACAGCCATATACTACGCTGCGTACCACTACCACCGGGCCAACACACTCCCATTTTATACATTGTGTCTGTAGTAGGTTCTACATGGCAAGGAGGACGGTCAAGAAGCATTGCGTAGAAAAAAGTAGGCATAATGAGGTCATCTGTAGTTACAAACTCGTTTGTAGCAACAAACATAATGCCCGGATATTTTTTAGGTATTTTTAAAATAGGACATTTAAGCATAGCTTGCCATTCTGCCTCTAAATCTGTATCGGGAGGAGGTACAAACACACCAAGTTTTTTAAGTCCTTTAACATTAGTTTTGTCTTCCCAAGAATACTTAATATTTGTAGCTCTTGATAACTCTTTAAAATTACTGTCTAAATTATCTAGTGTATGTCTTATTGTTTTAGACCTGCCTTTGGTAAACTTTCTGCGGGGTTTTTTAATAAGACGTTGGTTGTACTCTCTAAAATAACGAAATAATTCTTGTAAGTAGAAAGTTACCTTTGCCTTAATAATTGTAGACATGTTTCGCATACGACTTTCCTCGTAGTAGGATTTAAAAACTATCTCTTACGTCTGGTAATTCTGCCGCCTTTCTTGGCCGTCTTCATTGCGCCTTTGCGTGTACGTGGGTAGGAGGAGTTAGTACTCTCTTTTTTGACGGTTAGGTTACTAGGGGCGTTACCCCCTCCCTTCGATATAGGAGTCTTGTGGTTAACATGCTTGCCATCACCCGTAGACACCACACCTTTTGCTTTCATCGTGTTGCGTGCTGCATTACGCACAGCTCTATTTTTCTTTTGCTCTGCTGTGCCTTGGTAATTCGCGTATTCTTTCTTGTAGTTTCTAGGTATCTTCTTCATAGTCATTTCCTATTGTGTTCACAACTGGTAACCGGACAGTACGCACACAGCCCACTCTCTACTGCATTCCAAACACCTTCTTCTAAGGCAACTTCTAAGCGTTCAAGTTCATCATCAAACACAGTAAGGTAAGACTTGCGTAGCTCTGCTGTATGTTTCTTGCGGATAAAGTCATTACTCACTACATATAGTAAAGCAGACTTAATAACCTCTACATCAGGGAAGTGTGTAAATGTAGCAGCGGCTAATAAATCTAATTGTTTAGTATCAGCGTACACCGCATTCTTACCCGTCTTATAATCAATCAAGTAAGCTTTCTCCCCATTTACAATTAGTAAGTCCGCTATGCCTCTCCACCACACGTCTTTACCAAAGAAGGTAGTAGGGGCGTACTCGTCCCCCTCCTTGGCTACACCCATGCGTATCTCACAATGCTTATCCCCTTCAATTTTGTTTATTACATCTAGGGGGCGCTGCAAGAATTTAAACTTGGGGGGGATTGGCGTTCCTTCTTTTATGTAAAGTTCAGCAGCCTTGTGCACTGCATTACCGTAGGACATAGCGGCGCTGCCAGTATCTTTGACATCCCTGGCCACCTTCAAGTGGTAATATTTCTTGGGGCAGCTTTTAAATGTGCTAATACTACTGTATGACCAAGCTGTCATTCTTTCTCCAAAGTCGTTCTCTTAGTATAGCTTTTTCAAAACGTTTGCAGGTTGAGCAATACCAACCTACCCGTTTCTTTTCTTCTGTGTTTATAATTTCTTCTGCTGTTGCTCCACAAAGGCATCGTTTTTCGCTCATAGTTTGGGGAGAAAATTTACTCATTATTAACGCATCCACTAATGCACGGTGTCGTGCTCTCCCTGTTGGGTAAGTTCTGTTGCTAACCACACTAAGTCCATCGTGCCAAGCATTCTGGTTTCTATTTCTTGTCTGTCATAACCAAAGTGCTGCATCAGCTTAACGGTAGCAGCTAAGTACGCTACGGAAAGCACCACCACATCTTCCTGTTTGTGGCATTTGTGGTTTAGAGGCTGCAAAGTCTCACGAATAATTTTTTGCACTCGTGCTCCAAACTCTTCGCCCTCACTGTCCCAAGTTAATTTAGCCATAGTCTTGTATCCTTCAAAGTCGCGTGCCTAGTTTATAGGCACGACTAACCTTAGCGTGGCTTATCCGGCATGTACACAACACTTTGGAGAACGTCCTTTTATGTAGTTGTTACATACTGTGGGTGTTAAATGGGGAAAAAGAATGTAAAACCCCTGCCCACCGCCCACTGGGACATCATTGACATTCACCGTAGGAATTACCAACTCCGCCTTCACAATCCAAAGGTAAATCCTGTGCCCACTTGGGCCGCACCCTCATGCACTTCTTTACATAAGCCATGCCTTGCTTTACCTCTTCTTCGGGTACAATACACCCTATAGCATCGTGTACGGTCATCACTACCTTGTACCGATTAGACACCCTAAGTA